AACCCAGCACTCGTCCAAACCGTCTTTGTAGGTGCCCTCAAACATGCCCCCCTCGTCTTGGTAATCGGCTTCGACCTTGCACCCCAAGTCAACCAACCTGTCCCAGATAGGAATAGGTGGGGCCCAAGCTGTCCAACATCTGAACTCAACCTCCTTTGTTGTGCCGTCACAAATAAGCCGCCGACCGACCCCTTCAACCTCGCAGACATCCCACTTGGTGCCCCAGTTCTCGTTGCGCCACTCGTACCAAGCACCAACATTTCCTTGGTCTGGAGCAACCCACATCTCGAACGGCATCGGCGCTATCAAATCGCAGAACCGTGCCTCGCTATGCATAAGGTTTTCTTCTATTTGTGAGATCAAGGCCCGTGGACCTGTGATCGTGACTTGTTGGTCGCAATGATTTGGCATTATACTTCCCCCTTCTTAGAAAGCTCGAGGTAACTTCTCAGGACCCGTACACTGAACCACTGACCACGGTCCTCGAGCTCAACGTAACTACCGCTCTCGCCAGTGACGTAATTGTAGAATGTGTTGGTGTACCGCTGGTCCTTGGATGCTTGAAAATACGCATGCTTTACGCCCATGTCCCTGAGTAAATGGTTAACTGCCACGCAGTTGATCTCAGCCTCCTCAAAGGTCTTTGCCTCTGGAAGCTCGATCCAAATGGACGGCTCGCTGAATGGTGTTTGTTTTGGCATAATATATATCCTTGTGATTTAATTGAGGTACTTGTGTATTACACACAAGTAGTATTTGACATTTAGTCAAAGGTCAAGTTTTTATTTTCAAGAGGCTTGGGTCACGGTCCTCGGATCTTGGTCCTGAGAACCGTGAGAACACTATAGACGTTATTTCTAGATTATTTATTTTTTTTTAAAAATATATTCCAAATCTAGTGTTCTCACTGTTCTCACTGTTCTCACTACCTTGTTTATATACTCCATTCAGCCCCACTTCTGAGAACACCTGAGAACATTGAGAACACTTCTAAGAAGAAAAACCTTATAGGGCACTGGTAAAGACTGACATTGTAGCCGTTGCACCGTTCTCACTGATGGTTTAACTTGTCTGTAACAAACAACGGGGCTGACATGTCTACTGACAAGAAAAAGATTGAAGATGAACACGGTCGAACGCTGACAAATCGACAAACTACCTTCGCAAGACACATCGTTGAGGGGATATATTCGAACGCGGATTGCGCTCGTAAGGCTGGGTACTCTGTCAATGTAGCCGCCAAACAGGCATCGATCTTGCTTAACGGGCGCGACTACCCTCATGTGCTGGAGTACATAAAGGACATGCGTGAGGAGCGAGAGCGCAGGTATGGGGTAACTACCATTGGTCAGCTTGAACGGCTTCACAAGCTCTCTGTGGGCGCCGAGGAGAACAACCAATTTTCTGCCGCCATCAATGCTGAGAAGATACGTTCCGCGCTTGGTGGTTTGACCATCGATAGGCGGGAAACAATCAACACCATTGATCAACTTTCCCGCGATGAAGTCACGGCTCGACTTGCTAAGTTGCAACAACAATATCCGCAAGCATTTATGGTAGATATAACACCGAAGGAAACATCCGATGAGCAAGGGCCCAGAGGCGAACTTTTGGAACACGATCCGCAACAATTTGCCGAAGAAGTGCTTCGCAACGAGGATTGAAAACAAACACGGGGGCGGTGTTCCTGATGTTCACATGGTCTGGGATGGCATACCAATCTGGATCGAACTCAAGGTAAGCAATGTCAACGCAGTAAAAGTCTCGCCTCATCAAATCGCTTGGCACATGGCATATTGCGCGCGCGGGGGTCTAAGTTTCTACTTAGTAAGAAGGTCCAAGCAGGGTGACATAGTTTTATTTGACGGTGATCAGGGCTCCAAACTGGCCGATGGCGGGTGTTCTGCGGCCCGTGGCACGGTATTCAAGGGCCCAGGTGCGATGTTCGAGGTTTTGCGGCCTGTTTTGCTGGATAAGTTGAGCGCAGTCTTGCGGCCCGCGGCCGGCGGTTAGGTCTTGCGGCCCGCCGCCGCAAATATCCCAGCCGAGTGCCCTTGCACGAGGCCAGAAACACTGTGCGCTCTTGGCGCTCCATTCTTTGCCCTTGGATATTCTGCGCGACTAGCGCACCTTTTCTCTTTTTTCCTTGGATATTCTGCGCGACTAGCGCCCATTTTTAAAAAAAGGTAAAAAAGGGAGCCGAAGCCCCCTTCATATTACATATCGAACCCCATCCTGCCGCAGTAGTCTGTCTTTGACTCCCAAGGTTCTTGGTCGAGCTCGTCCATGTATCGGTCAGAGTCGGACTCACCGTTGTCATCTTCGTTGTACCAGTCGTCGGGATAGTCTTCCTGATGTCCCTTCAACAGTCTGTGGGTAAGCGAGGCCTCGACTTGCTGTTTGCTATTGATGACCCCTGACTTCTTAATTTCTTTTTCGACTGACTCTCTGTTGTACTTACTCATGTTCATCTCCTAATGTTGAACGATTGCGATTGACTTGGCGAGACTTGATCCTTTGCACAACTTACACGCTGTACATTGAACTCGTCGTCCTGCCTCCTTTGATGCGGGGCAAAGTATCTCCTTGGTTTTGTCCAAGTCACCTAAGTCCGCAATTACTCTGAACGTGCGATGTCCAGCTTTCCAGTGCTCGACTGCTTCGGCCATGGTGTCTGCACTCTGCATCGCTATGTCTGGCCGCCACCCCGACTGATGTGAGTACGCCAGCCATGACTTGCATTGTTTGAGCAGTTGGTCCCATACCCACGATGGCACGGCGGCTGGATCCCCGTAGGTTCCGATCCGAACGATACGGTCAGCTCCCAAGGATTGTATAGTGTCTGATGATAAAGCCAATTTTGCTACGGGGTAGACTCCTCTCTTGTAGGCTTTGTAGACGATGGTTGGTCCTTGGCCAAGGTTGACGTAGCAGTCTCGCTTAACCGCTTGCTTACGAACTGGGTCCGTGGTTGGAGTTCCACGAAACTTGCAGTCTCCACAGATGCTGAAGTCTTCGCCGGACTTGCTGGCCTCGAGCGGAGAGATGTCTGACCGTATGATGTAGGTCTGTAATACCTTACCGGTCTTGGTGTTGCGGTCAGAGTATGTTGCTATGACGACAATCGGTTTACCATCCAAGAGGCTAGGCCCGTTGTATATGATTCCGTTCTTCATGTTAGTGCTCCTTAGTTGAGTTGGTGCGGGGACCGAAGCCCCCGCGGTTAGATTAGTCGAGCGTGGTGGTGAATGTTACCGAGCCCAGCGCCTCTTGAATTTTGTCGCTCAAGTCGACGTCTTCCTCGACCATTTCAGTTATCTCCTGACGGTGATCTTGGATATCGAACTCGGCGACGCTGTCCGACATGTCAGCGACCCTCTGTTCGATACGTTCGTCCACCTTGTCCTGAATGATGGCCATGATGAGATCGGCTAGTTGATTAACATTATCCATAGTGCTTGCTCCATTCTGGTGTGCTTTCGACCAACTGGCCGTTCTGAATTACTTCTGACTTGTACGTGTCGCCGTACTCGAAACTGCCGTGAGTGTACGGTGACTTGGCGGCGATGTGCCAGATATCGAAGGGCGACCCCTCGTTTTCCGGCATCTTACGGGTAGCGAGGATGCGCCACTCCCATCCCGTCCGGTCGTTTTTGTAGACCGCGTATGGTTCTTCGACGGGTTGAGTTTTCTTAAACGGATTTGGCATTGATGGTTTCCTTATTAGTTGATTGTTGTATAGCGAGGTTCCAAGCCATTCCCGCTGCGACCCAGAGGTGGACTCGATCTTCCCTTGGGTGTTTGTCAATCCAAGCCTCGAGTGCCTCCCAGTCGTCTGGGGTGTTGACGAATCCAAGTTTCTCTATAGCCATAACAGCCTCCTTAGTTGATTGTGGGGGTCGGACCATCCAACCCCCGTTAGTAGTTACGCTTCGACCGGCTCGTCCACCTTGTCGGCTTTGACTTCGACATGGTACTCGATAGTCTCGACTTGACGTCCCGCCTGCCACTGCATGGTGTCTGCCGCATCGGTATAAGCCGTACGCAGGATGTCGTGGAGCTCTTTGTGGAGTTCCCTCTCGTCCGACAAGTCGCTGTAGCCAGCCCCATGCTTAGTGAAGAACCTGTCGATTATGGTCAGCTCGTGGATGGTGAGTCTAAGTGGTAGTACGAGTGATCCGGTGTTTACATAAGATAGTTTAGCCATGATGGCCTCCTTGTTGGTTGGGTTAAAAGATTAGAATGGTATTTCGTCTGAGTCGGGATCCCACTGTACGTTAGCAGCTTCCGCATAGTCCAGCTCAATCTCCACGTACTTCCAGTATGTATCCTCGACGTACTCGTCATGAAGCTGTTGGAATAAATCTACGACCATGATGGCCTCCTGTTTTTAGTTGAAGCCAAGCACTCATAACGACGTTCTGCCGTTACCAACTTGGCGGAGAAGGGGTGTAATAAGAAGGAGGCGTGGCCCCTTGGTCCGCCGACGTAAAAGGTTGCAGTCAATGCCCCGACGACCCCTTGGGAGGAGCCCTTTAGGGTCGCCATTATTTTAGTGCGCTCTAGTCATAGGCGTTGACACAATAAGTGATCAACATGACTCCGTACTATGGATTAATCTGGTGTTATGTTGATCACTTATTGTTTCGACGGTGGCGATGCACACGCGAGGTTAGACGCACTAAAAAAATTGCAGGGCTTTTCGGAAACTCTTTTTCGAAATTATACTTTAGCGAGCTAGATTGGTCATCGGCCGGATGTCGTTGTGTGTGTGGTAGTTGAGACCGAGCGACAGTTCTCGTCCCTCTTCAAGGACGAAACTTAGTGAGGTCGAGGGACATAAAGCCTAGGGCATAGGCATGCACTTGGCTTTATGGGTCGGGCTCCGGCCCCTTGGCCGCGGCCGACAGTCGGGCCATAGACCGACAGTGCTGTGAGTGCAGTCCATCCACCAAGCGCCGTCCAACGGGCGCATAGCCGTTGGTCGACTGTCA